ATATCCATAACGCAATTAATATCACTGATGAATTTATGGCTGCGGTGATGAATGATACGACGTTTGATTTACGTGACCCAAAAGATGGCTCGGTAAAAGATACTGTGAATGCGCGTAAATTATGGGAACGTATCTTAGAAGTTCGTTTCCGTACAGGCGAACCATACTTAAACTTTATTGATACAGCGAATCGTGACTTGCCTAAGAACTTGAAAGCATTAGGATTAAAGATACACGGATCTAACTTATGTAACGAAATACATTTACCAACTGGTCCAGACCGTACTGCGGTATGCTGTTTATCATCACTCAACTTGGAGTATTATGATGAATGGAAAGATACGACTATTGTTCGTGACCTTATCCGTATGTTGGATAATGTCTTGCAGTACTTTGTTGAACACGCACCAGATGAAATTTCACGCGCACGATACTCAGCCGAACGTGAAAGATCATTGGGACTCGGCGCTATGGGATTCCATTCACTTCTACAGAAACACGGCGTGGCATGGGAATCAGATAAAGCCCGAGAGATCAATGATGTTGTGTTTAAGTATATCAACCAAGAAGCGATCACCGAAACTAAACTTCTCGCCGAAGAACGTGGTGAATACCCAGACGGTGTTGGTACAGGAAGAAGAAACGCCCACCTATTAGCGATTGCGCCAAACGCATCGTCAGGCGTTATTTTATCTACCTCACCAAGTATTGAACCAACTAAAGCAAATGCGTATACACACCGTACACGCGCAGGATCGTTCCTTGTTAAGAACCCTTACTTAATTAAGTTACTTGAAGAAAAGGGTATGAATAAAGATTCTATCTGGACAAGTATTATTACTCAAAGAGGATCTGTACAACACTTGCCTTTCTTATCCGAAGGCGAGAAAGCTGTTTTCAAAACAGCACAAGAATTAGATCAGAATTGGGTTGTTGAACACGCAGGTGATAGACAGAAATATATATGTCAAGGTCAGTCTGTTAACTTGTTCTTCCCATCTGGCGCTCCAAAACGTTATGTGAATAAGGTTCACTTTAATGCTTGGAGAAAAGGTTTGAAAGGTCTATATTACCTTCGTACTGAAGCGAAGTCCCGAGCCGAAACGGTCTCTGATAAAGTGGAACGTGTCGCTCTACAAGGTGATGATAGAACGATTATTTATGGTAAGGAAGGTTGTCCATTCTGTGAAATGGCGAAAGAAGAACTTTCGTTACGTGGTGTTCAGTTTGACTATGTCGACTTAGGTGAAATCAGCAAGACTGCTGCTGAAGTAACTGGTCGTGATGTTAAGACTGTACCGCAAATATACATTGACGGCAACTATGTTGGCGGTTATGATGAAATGATGAAGCAGTTGAATAACGCCGACTTTGAAATCGAAGACGATGGTGGCTGTAAATCCTGCGAAGGTTAGTAAAAAAATAATAAAAGGTTATTAAATGTCTCTATTAAAATTTTCACAAACATATAAGCCGTTCCTATATCCGTGGGCGGTTGAGTTATCAAAGAAACACGAGGAAGTTCATTGGATCGAAGATGAAGCTGAACTTTCTGAAGACGTACAAGACTGGAAAACAAAGTTAAGCGACGGTGAGAAAGAATTCGTAACTCACGTTCTACGTTTGTTCACTCAGTCTGACGTACAGGTGGGCGAGAACTACCACGAATTATTAATACCTCGCTTTAAGAATAATGAAGTACGTAATATGCTTTCTTCATTTGCTGCTCGTGAAGCGGTACACCAACGCGCGTATGCTCTACTAAATGACACGCTTGGTTTACCTGACGAAGATTTTCATATGTTCTTAGAATATAAGGAAATGGCTGATAAGATTGACTTTATGAAAGACGGTGAGTGTAAGACCAATACTGGTTTAGCATTAGCATTAGCACAGTCAGTATTCAACGAAGGGATGTCGGTATTCGCATCATTCGTTATGCTACTTAACTTTCAACGTCAAGGTAAGATGAAAGGAATGGGTACGATTGTAGAATGGTCTATTCGTGATGAATCTTTACACGTACAAGGTAACGCGAAGTTGTTCCGTACGTTCTGTGATGAACATAAGCGTATTGTAAACGATGAATTAAAATCTAAGATATATAAGATGGCTGAGAACGCTGTATCATTAGAAGATAAGTTTATCGAATTAGCATATAAAGATAATACTGATGACGGCTCTCACATTGCTGGTTTAAGTGAAGAAGAAGTGAAGCAGTATATACGTCATATTGCGGATCGTCGTCTATTACAATTAGGTATGAAGCCTATGTTTGGTGTCAAAGATAATCCTCTACCGTGGCTTGATTGGGTATTAAATGGTGCGTCTCACGATAACTTCTTCGAGAAACGTGTTACTGAATACTCGGTTGTAGGTATGGAAGGTGATGACTTTGGTTGGGATGAAATTGAAAAGGATGTAGCGTAATGGAACAGCAATTTAATATTGAATGTCCAATCTGCGATATCGAAACTGTTGTAATAGTAAAGTATGAGGATGAAGTTCCTCGTCACTGCTCTATGTGCGGTGAAGATGTTGAAGCAGAACACGTAGAAGAAGATTAGTATATAGTAAACTATAGTTAATAACACACTAAATATTGCCAAATAGTAATAATTGGTGTGCTAATGAACTGGACTTACGAAGAAAAAGAATTTAACCCTGATGATGAGTTCCTTGAACCGTATCAGGGTTTTGTCTATATGATAACTGAACTTGATACTGGTAAGAAATATATCGGTAAGAAGTTTTTCTGGAAACCAAAAACCCTCCCAGTTACCAAAACACGTAAACGTAAAGTTAAGACACGTGTCCAATCCGACTGGCAAAAATACCACGGTTCAAGCGCTGAAGTAAAGACCCTTGTTGAAGAGAAAGGTTCTGATAATTTCAAGCGTGAAATACTCAAGCTATGTCGTACCAAAGGCGAATGCTCTTACTACGAAGCCAAACTACAATTCCAATATGACGTACTCCTGAGTGATGAGTTCTACAACGCTTTCATCGGTTGTAAGATACACGCCAAACATTTACCTCAAAATTAATTGAAAAAAGTTTAAATAAAGTGTTGACATCTGTTTTAGAAACAAGTATAATACCTGTATTGAATTGAGGAGATACATTATGTTTTATATTGACAACTTTAACCGTGACGATACAGTTTCTTATGAGGACGCAATCCGCTTAGTTAACAATCGTAACCCTAAAGGAAATTTGCTTGATAATATGGAATACTTGCGCGGTGTCCTTTTAAACCGTATTGATGATGAAGATTTTTATGACGATTGGTGTTATGAAATCAACGCTTATAACAAAGTGTTTACCGAAATGAAAAAACTGTTTGGAGATAAGTAAAATGGCTAAAGTTACTCGTACTAAAATGAACTCTAAGAAGTGGGATAAGTTGTTCGGCGAAGATCGTCCTATTATGGAACCACCTAAAGTAAAGCACACGCTTGAGCAACGTATGTTGTTCAACGCCTATGAACGTCAATATACAAGTGGATTAAAATATTCATTTAATGTATAAAAAAGTGTTGACATTGGTTTTGGTTTTCAGTATAATCAACCTATAAATTGAGTTAAGGAATATATTATGAATTTAGTTAAGTATGTAGTTGATGTTGTAGTTGAGTCTAACGAAGGTAAGAAAGACTTTCAAGAGTTACTACAGCGCATTGAAGTTTTCGGTCGTAGTAAAGCGGTAGAGACTCTTCAAGAAGCTGATTGGTATATGACTAATGTTGCTAAGAAAGAAGCTTCTGTCTTTATGTATCGCGCCGAGAAAGCACCTACTTGTTTAGTACAAGGTAAAAAGGTACAGGTGAAGTAATGCATATCGTTAAGGTATCTAAAGACGTCTATGAAGTACGTCGTCATCGTTACCCTCGCCCAATGTTTCGTGGAACAATGAGTGAGTGTGTTGAGTTTATGAGAATTAATACTGTGGAGAATTATTATGAGTAACACTTACCGTTTCGACCGAATGATTGATAAGATTGAGTCTATTATCGACTATGAAATTCAAGAGCAAATTGAGTATATGGTTCAGGATGCTTTTGGTAAAAGTTCGTTTTATGAATTAGAAGCTTCTGAAATCGCATTGCTTAAAGAAAAGATTGAAGACTACGAAGGTGGTCTTGTGTTTTCTATATTATGTGGTATGATTGATCAATGGGAAGAAGAAAATGTCAACTAATATTTATAATCCGCGATACACTATGGAAGATGCCCAGTACGCTATCACTAACCTCGTCGAAATATTCGATTACCTTGGATTAGGCGACCCATTCGGCGCTGGTCGCGCAAGAGAAGCCATCCTTGCTAATTTC